GGCTAAACGATCGGCTAAACGATCCGCCAAGCGTTCGGCTAAACGATCTGCCAAGCGTTCGGCTAAACGATCCGCCAAGCGTTCGGCTAAACGATCCGCCAAGCGTTCGGCTAAACGATCCGCCAAGCGTTCGGCTAAACGATCTGCCAAGCGATCTGCTAAACGATCTGCTAAGCGTTCGGCTAAACGATCTGCCAAGCGATCTGCTAAACGATCTGCTAAGCGTTCGGCTAAACGATCTGCCAAGCGATCCGCCAAGCGTTCGGCCAAGCGATCCGCTAAACGATCTGCTAAGCGATCGGCCAAGCGATCCGCCAAACGTTCGGCTCGTCGTTCGGCTAAGCGTTCGGCTAAACGATCTGCTAAAAAGATGATGTAGATATCATACGTAAAAACTAAATAAAAAATATACTAAAATACATATAATTTCAATATTATATGTAAGCTTTTTCACAAAAAAACGTAGTTTAACATTTATCATAAATAATTACCTCATTTTTTTTCAAGGATACAACAATACTGTATATAACTGGCGTTAATGATAATAAAATAACAAATACAATTCCCATCTTTTTGTGTATATGCCAATTATAATCTTCTGAAGCATAAACAAACATTAATGGGATTAAAATTGATGCTATAAAACAAACAAAAATTGTAATGTACTTTGGCCTGTATTCATAAAATTTTTGTGTTTTACCATTTTCAGGCATACAATTACCAGATTTGCACTGGCATCCTTCTACGCAATCACTTGTTTGTTGACATTCACACCCAGTAGCATTTCCTTTACAAAATTCATTTGGAATTGTATATAATTTCCCAAGAGATTTTGACTGACATACCTGATTTTTTCCATCACACGTAAAGGTTCCATTTAAATAGAGCGATAAATAATATGATGTAATAGATGACAATAAAAATACAGTAAAACATTCTAAAAATGTTTTAAATGAACTTTCATTATTATTTTTACAAATTAAATAGGTAAATAATGTAAAAAGTATAGTACAGACTACACCAAATATTAAGACATCTGTATTATATTTACTTGGTGCTGGAAATAAATTGCCACAATTTTGGTTAAATTTTTGAGAATTAAGTTCTGAAGGATTTGCAGATGCATTAGGTGAACCTTGTTCGGCAGTTATCCATCCGTGTACATCTTCGCATGTACCTATTTGTGTACAATAATTATCTGAAACCCCAAGAGTATTTAATATATCAGATGTACAATAATTACTAAAGCACATTGCGGATTTATTTGGATAGGCTAAATTTGAAGGCGCTACATGGCTTGTATAACACATACATGCATTTGCTGTTTCCGAATTAACGATTAAACTAGCTAATGTGTAATTTGTTGGACCAGCTGCTTTAAAATTATATGTATTTATACAATAGGTATCAATATCTGTTTTATTTTCACTGAAAGATTTAAAAGGCGTTGTTTGTATATCTTTTTTAATATTAGATAGAACAGTATCACTATATGTAAATGTTGTTTTAAAATTTTCAAAATATGCAAGGAGTAAGGTAGACCAATTTACAACTTTCATAATAATTTGAAAAGAAATAATTTGATATGTATCTATAACTTTATCACCAATATTAGGGATTGATTTAAAAAAAGATATAGGAGGTGTAGTATCTGGATATGTTCCATTATTTATCAATGATACTGTTCCGAGTTTATCAAACATAATATATGAATACGAATCAAACTGTGAAATATCAATCAGGTTAATGTATTTTTGATCTATTTGAAATGTAGCATCTTTTAATGGTATATCTGCATTACCAATTGTTAATATCCCTTCCGTATCTCTTAAAAAATTTGTTGCTAATCCGTATATGTAATTTAGTCTATTATTAGCTGATAATATAATTATTTTTTGTACTTGTTGATAAGATAGTGATAAAGTTAGATAGTAATTGTCACCATCTTGAGATGGTACTGGAAAATTCACAAAAGGAGATGTAAACGGTAAAGAAGGTAAAATACTTGTAGTTGGATATGGGCATATTTGATTAAAATTTGATATAAAATCACTAAATCTTAAACAGTTGGAACCTAGATATGAATTAGATTTTGTGGCATCAATCGTTTGATAAATTTCGCTGTAAAATAAACTTGAAAATGCATAGATGTATGATGTTAATATTAAATATTCTTTACATGCTTGTGGTAAAATTGATGTTGATAAATTATTTATAATGGTATTTAAATTGGATATACTTTCTTCTGTAAACAAAGGCAGATTGGAAATATCCATATTCATATCATTAAATAAATTAAATTGCATTTGTATAGTAGAATTTCGATTTTCTGGAGCAAAAGGGTTGCCGCCGTTAGGAGGATTTATAAATTGAATTGACCACGATTTATTTGTATTTATTATTGTATCTGCCTCATTTGACGTCAAACCAAATACTGTTCCATCATTATTTGAAATATTAAATGAAAGAAAATTTATTTGTCCTGTATCTAGTATACATCTACCAATTGGTTTGTTTTTTTGATCTTGTAAAGGTAAGATAACTGTTGTTGTTTTTACGTTGTCAACGGTTGATGTAGGATCGATATCTAAACCTATGCAAGAAAATGTGCAATCATAGCCACCCTCGCAACTATCTAGATTACAACAACACAGACTACACTGACTAGAAGAAGAAACACTTATAAAATTAATAAACAAGCCATTGTTGCCGTCATTTGGGCACTTACGACTATATTTTATGTTATCACAACTACTATCAGTATTATTACATGCAGTATCACTATATGTTCCAGATGTCAGTGTAAATGTTGGATCTGTTGTAAATTTAATAATATCTGTTCCTGAATATGTTATAGTTATTATAGGTAAAATTACTCCTCCATTAAATGATGTGTCAAAAACTATATTTGAACTACTCATTTATTTTTAAATTAAAATTATTTTTTGAATAACTTAAAATACATATAATATTGATATGTATTTTCGCTTAATTAAAATAAAATAAAAAACGCACCGCGTTATTTAGATTTGGATTTTACTTGTTTTACATTGCCGGGTTCACTAGATTGATTTTTATAAAGTATATATCCGATCAATAGTACTACTAATCCTAAGAAAATCCATCCACCAATATGTCTCATAAATGTGTGATATTTATATGTATTATCATCACATACTCCTAAAAGGCCTGTTAAAGATCCTCCTATATCAAGAGCAGATTTAAAGTCTGTATTTGCTGTCGTTTTAAATATATAACAATAAGCAGAATCTTTGATGTTTTTTGCTTGATCAGTAATTTCATTTCCAGTATTGATATCAACCGCATTAATAAGTTCGTCATCATCGATATAAATATCAAGAGGTATTAGCCCATTAAACATATCACACAATACATAGCGCGCAAATTTTGCTCTAGTAGAAGAAGAGTCATCCCCTTGAAAATATGTATCCCACTCGTCTAAATTTAGATTTGCCATTACAATTGGACTATCTTTACCTGGATCTGATGATGATGATATAGATATTTGATTTAGACAACCTTTTGCTAATGTAGTTGGATCGGTATTAAATGGAGTATAGGAGGATCCAATTCCTATTAATGGAGCAGGTGTACAGATAGATGCAACAGATGTTGTTCCGGATGAGAGATAAGCATCTGGTATTATATATATATTAGTCCCGTCAGTTGGCACAACAAGTGGATAAGGAATATTAGGAATGCCAAGTTTATCTGCAAACTTTTTATATTTATCAACCATTGTCTGCAAATTAACATGATTTGGGCGATTATACCCACTATTCGGAGTTTTTGATCCAATAGCGCTAATTACCATTTGTAAAAGATTTGCTCCAGATTGACCACTCGTTTGGCGTGGAGTAAGATCGTATATATAACGTAATGGAGTATTATCAACATGTACAATTTGTTTTGTAAAATTAACACATGAAGAGGAGCAACCTGATAAACTTTCACTTAAACTACATTGATTGTCATCATTAAAAAAAGGAGGCATTTTTCTTACATACATCGTACTTACAATAATAGCCAAAATAAATAAAAGAATAAATATTATAAAGAATTTACCACCTGTAGAATTCAATGGTTTTGAAATAGCATATCCACCTGCTGCTATAAGAACAGCTAAAGCAAGTAAAAATCCTGCGAGTCCTTCAACAGCTGCTGTTGCTTTTTGCTGAGCTGTTTGCGTTACTTTATTAACAACAGAAGTAACTTGGTTATTACTAGCAAGTTGGTCGGATATAAAATCTCCACTTGATTTAAGATTAATATTTATATCTTTTGCATTAATAGTAGAACGATCGCATGTAAAACTTTGATTTACATTTGAATACTGACTGCATTTTGTATCCATAAGATTTGTAATTGTTGTGGATGCATTTACAAGCATTGATGCAGAGTTATTTGCATCAGCAAAACCTACGCCAAAAGATCCCACAGTAGATGCGGCTTCTTGTAACATTTTTTGTTGAATATCATTTAAAACATCTGCTTTTTGAAGAGAATTTGCTATTTGAGTATTGCTTTGTATTGTACTTGATTGCTCGTCTACATTAAATTCTCCTGTATTAATAGTACAATCATTAAGTGTAATTGTGTTGCGAATAGCATCTGCCTGAGATGTATTTGTGGTTGTTTTTTGTGAAATACTAGTTGCAACATTTGATATAGCACTTGCTGTATTAGTTGATATAGCAGCTCCCATATTTATTTAATTATTATTTAAATTTACAAAAAACGTTATATAATTTAGCGGTTTTTGTGAAAACGCGGTGAAAAAAGCACTTAAATAAAAAAAAAGAAAAGATAAAGATGTTGAATTGTAATTTATCAAATCTTTCGTGTGGCAATAATGATGAACAGTGGACGCCTATTTCAAAGCAATACCAGCCAATGAGCCGTCAACCCCAACAGGTTTCCTTTTTAAATCGTCTTGGCTTGACTCCAATGATGGAGTATACCAAACACACTGATCAATACGGCAATGATACGTATAGTTATGGAAGCGATTCGCGTATGGTTGACGCCCGTGGCATGCGTCTCCAGCTTGACCAGCCCGCCAAGGTCGGCGCGGTGCATATGGACGACGTTTACAAAATCGACAATTCGGGCTATGGCAGGGTGTACTCAACCTATAGTGCAATGAACAATGGCAATGTTGCTTATTACGTGGACTCGGCGGTGTCGCAGCCGTTTTTTGACCCGGTGTACACGTTGAGTTCGACGGTGACGAAACAGGTGCTGACGGATCCGATGACAAACCCGAAACCCGACTATTCGAAAACGGTGGGGCAGACGTTGCGAGGTGTGGTGAACGACCAGTACGCGCGCGACCAGTTGTCATTTCGCGAGGAGCTAATGAGCCGCCAGCAGAATTTGTACAACCGTACAAGTTGGACAAATCGTTGGGTAAAAGGGGACGAGATGTAAAAAAGCGATAATAATTATTAAGCATTATGACATTGACCATTATTACATCTACATTTTGGTCGCACGGTTGAAGTTAATAATCCGTTGCATGCGTTTGTTAAAGGTGTTAAGCATGAAAGATTAAATTGATTATTTCCAGAATTTTTACAATTCTCAATAAAATCATTTGAATTTTCAATTGGATTGTCTTGTGATGCAAAGTCACAATAGTGATCATATAATTTTTTTTGATAACAGGCTGTCATTTTGTTTACATCATCACAATCATTGCCACAATCTGATGACGAATTTCCACCATTATTAATATGAGTATGCCCAGTACAATTATTATTAAAAAAATCTGTATATTCTTGACCACAAAGTGGATTATTTTGAACTTCCATCATAAGATCATCGCACATTGTATCTAACAATTCAGGTTTATAAGGAAGGCATTTTAATCTATCTCGGGAATTATCATTTAATAAATCAAGGTGGTCGCAATTAAGCTTTGTGGAAAAGCAGTCAGATTGAACAGGTGCAGGGCCTGGAATAGGTTTAGGTGGGTTGACATGTTTTTTACCTCCTTTTCCATAATCTTTGCGAGTGGTAGTAACACCGCTTCCACCACTTCCACCGCTTCCGTCACTTCCGCTTTTCTTTCGGAAAACTAGATAAAGCAACCCACCAATTGCAAGTAAGCCAAAAAAGATTCCAATTATAGTTTTATGATCTTTAACGTATCCAGACATATTTTAATTTAATCAAAATTAAAATATTTATTGTTTTTTTTTTGCTGCTTCTCCTATTTTTGAAAAAAAGAAGATAATTTAAAAACGCCGTTTTTGGTACTGCTTTTTTTTGAGAAAGCGGTATTTATTTCATGCCGTATTGAAAGTTCAAGTCTTGGCCCAAATTGATGCAACTTGAACCGGCAAGGGGGTTGTAGGCAATATCAAGGTTAGAATACGGTCCAGGGGTCGTACGAGAGCACAATTGCGTCCTGTCGTACTTGTTAAATCCACACGCGGGGGGATAAGGAGCTTTGTTGGTCGTGTTTGATTGACCTTGGGCTGCCTTTACGGATTGAGCGGTGGGATTTAATTGGTACGAGACGGCCAAATCAACGGTTTGTTTGGCGGGGAAACCGATGCGTTGGCCGGGGGGCAACATTGAGAGCAACGAGTTGGGGTATGTTCGTTCATAGACAATACAGTCGTATTGGCTAATCATCTTTTTATCATTCTCGGTGCGTTGATTCATTAAATCCAAGTATACTTTGTCGTTTTGGTTTTGACAACTCATTTATATTTAAAAAAAAGAAAAAATATTTATTTATTCATACCACTTTTTTGTAAAATAGGAGAACGCGGCAAAGTAAACATAAAATTAGTAATTAGCTTTTTTGTAAAAAACGAATGGTAAAATATGCGTCAAATAAAAATCCAATTGCGCTAAAAATTAATAATATATACCGTTTTCTGCTATTTTGTGAAAAAGGGGCATTTTTGGTATGGGGTTAGAAAGTCCTAAAATGAAGTTTTTGGTACCGCTTTTTGTAAAAAAGGGGTGTTTTTGGTGCCGCTTTTTCACAAAAAGCGGCCGGCCTAGTAGTTGTCGCGGATGGCTTTGCCAACAGGGAAACGCGGCACATTTAATTCCGACAATTCTTGAAAAATAACTGTCAGTTGTTTACCGATATACGACTTGCCATTTTTAAAAAGCTTTTGGCGATGTTCGTTGGTGCCACGTGGCCGGACACTAAACATCCGCCCCTCCTTGGTCTGGCATTTCCAAATTACAGTGCCTTTGTCACGCCCATCGCCTTGGTCAAATCCCACAATAAGGTATTCTTCTTCCTGAAACTCCTTGTATTTCTGCAAATCGTTGCTACGGAATCCTTGTTGATACACACTATCGATATTGCGCAGCATAATACCTTCATAATCGTTGGCAACAAACTCGCTAAACTTTTCTTTAAATTCGTCGACGGATTTGACCTTATCGGTACGGACAATTTCCAAAAAAGGGCTTGATTGGGTTTCCACCGCTTTACAAATAAATTGGTGACGATCAATGTAGGGCATATCGGGATTGTCAAGATGAATCATATCGTAAATATGGTATTTGACGTGCTTTAGGAGCGCGCGATCGGCATCGACAAGTTTTTTCTTTTTAATGATGCCCGCAAGCGTTTCAAAAGGGACATCTTTGGTATACAACTCGCCGTCGAAGGCGATGCGTGGATGGGCTTTAAAGATGGGAAAAAGCTCGTGGGTGATATGTCCGACGGACTCGAAGGTTCCACCGGTGCGTGACTGGGCAACGACACCGTTAGTATCTTTGCCCTTGTCGGTGGAGTTGATATAAGTGATGCAACGAAGACCGTCAAGTTTAGGCTGGACAAAACAAGGGTATTGGATATCGGTGCGTTTCTTTTTGGCGGTTTGTGGCTCGTATTTACCGGCAAGCATCGGGTAAATAACAGTACCAGCGCTAGCGCTAGCTGCCGCTGCCGACGCCGCTCCTCCCTCGCTTTTTTTTTGTGGCTGCATATCGGTATCAGGCATTTCCGTAGTGTAGCCTTCTTTTTCTTTTTTGTCCTTCCATTTGCGCTCGGTTTCTTGGACACACTGGGCGTATGGCGTTGTCTCATTTTTTCGCCCGATGTTTTTGCCTTCGGTATAGTTGCGCACAGCGGTTTGCTTTTTTCCATCAATTTGGCCGTATTCAATAGTGGCCGTAGCAGTGCCATCGGCGTTTTCATTAACAACCGCGTTCCATACTTTAACCTTGCCATTTTTTTCAATGCCGTAGAGAGTTTGAAACGTGGTCATCTTTCCTTTTCTTTTTTTAAAGCTTTACACTTTAAAAAACAATTTTATAAAGCCCCTTTTTCAAAAAAAGCGGCACCAAAAACGCCCCTTTTTTCCTTTTTTAAAAAATAGAAAAGCGGCACCAAAAACGCCCCTTTTTCAAAAAAGCGGCACCAAAAACACAATGCTTAGCAATCGACATATTTTTCAACACTAAAAAATTCAATTTGGTAAAGTAGCTGTTCATCATAAGGCGAAAGCGTGTTGGGCTGTCGTTCATACACAACAATTCGCTCAGATTCTTTTTCAATGCGCATATAGTTTGACGAATTTTTTTCTAAAAAGCGATGGAAACGTGCAAGCATTGTACGTCTTGCGCCTGGGTAACTGGTCGCATAATTGTAAGTTTTTTTATTCTCAAAAATAATAAACATTTCACTGTAATCAGACTCAGATTCTGACTCTTTATCAGAATGTTCAGACTCTTTATCAGAATGTTCAGACTCTTTATCAGAATGGTCAGACTCTTTATCAGACTGATCGGAGTCTTTATCCGAGTCCGACTCGTCTTCTTCGTTGTATTCATCTTCCGCGTCTTCGTCATCTTCCTCCTCATCATCAGTATCGCCATCCTCATTTTTATTTACATTATTCTTGATCAAATTGCGTAAAAGTCCTCCTAATAAATTAGAAATGATATCGTTATTTTCTTTAATTTCGCTTTCAGGGTTTAAAATAGAGCTAAAAAATTTACCCAATTGTTCATTCATAGCGGACACTTCTGGCTGAGACGGAGAAGAACCCTCCTCCTTATTTTCAGTTGTTTTTTCAACTGGTGTAGTTGTTTGGCTTTCAACTGGTGTAGTTGTTTGGCTTTCAACCGGTGTAGTTATTTGGCTTTCAACTGTATCGCTAATGTGAACAAAATCATCCGACATCTTTGTTCTTTATTTCTTCTTTACATTTTTAAACCACAATTTAAAAATGTTTAATGCATTTAACAAGCCGCTTGACAGTAAGCTTGTGTTTCATAAACTCCTTCTTGACTGGCACTAGATCTAACACATTCGCGTTTATTTTCATTTAAAGTAACACATTTAAAAGGTGCTGAAAAGGTTTGCTGGCAAGCAAATGCATTAGAGTAAACTGTGCCATCTTGTCCAGCAACACCGCGAGGTGCTTCATTAACTTTCAAGCACTGGCCATTGATCTTCTTGAACCCAAATTGTCCGCCAATGTTTGGTTTAAAAAGCAAAACACTAACAATAAGGCAGATGACTAAAATTCCAATAAATACAAGAAAATAATTTTCCATATCTCCCATCTTTTTTTATTATAATTAGATTAAAATAAAAAACTGTTTTTTTACTACACTTTATGAAAAAGCAAATGTAACATCTTTGATACTATTTTGTCAAAAACTCCAATAAAGCTGGTAAATTTTCTTGATCTTTCACCTTAAGACCCTCCCATCTGTGTGCGTCTGTGTATGTGCGCGTGTACCATATCCATTTATGCTCGTCGTAATCTGTGTACGTGTGTGTCTGTGTATGTGTATGTCTTGTGCGCGAATAATCGTAAAATAATACCCGAATATTACCATCGCTTTCTTCGCTCACCAATAACCCTTTCGGTGTCAAATTGCCATAATCAATACTGGCTTGTTTCAAGATCTCTAACGTCTTTAGAATTTGTTCACGCAAAATTGGGTAATTTTTCTTATTTTCAACCGTTGTATAGTCGCTCAATAGTACAGCTGTGGTTGGTATTTTTTGTCGAAAAACAACTTTATGCAACCTTTCCCCTGTAATGGCAACAGTTTTTATTAAATGGGGAGAATCTATGGGATTAATAAATCGTTTTGTAAACATAAATTCTTTTAATGCATCATACGTATGTTCAGGTGGCACATTAAACATATCTACCTTTTTTTCAAATAGTTTATAAAATAAATCAACGCATCTATTATCTTCTGTACGCGTCAGCAAATCAGACACTTTCTTTGTAGAACATAACTCACGAATTTCAGCGGACAATCGATGCTTTCTAAACACAAATGTTCGATACAAACTGTTTAACGTATTTTCGTCACGTGATAGCTCTTTGTTTCCATTAAAAAAGTGTGAATAATTGTCTTCACCTAAATATTCTATACCGACATCGCGCAACTCATTTAGTAGTCTTTCACAATTAACCAATGATTCAAGTTGTGTTTCAACAATGGTGCCTTTTATTTCAAATAAAACCGTCTCATCGGCATTTAATTTAATACTTCCATCCCCAAAATTAAAGGTTTTATTTGGAAGGCCATTTAATAATGCTTTTGTCTTATCGCCATCAATGGTTGTCCCAATAAAATGTCCTCCTTCTTTTAAATTTTGTGAAATGGTTTGGACCAATTTTTGAAGATCATCGGGTTTGTCTGGAAAGAAAAAAAAACTTAACGAAAAAAAGGATGCAACCACGTCTACGCCTTCTGCGCATTTGACGCCAACCTTTTCAACAATTTGTGCTGTATTTTGTGCTTTTGTTTTGATCAATTCTACAAACCTATCTTTATTTATCCGTTCTCGTACATGCTGACGTGTTTTTGCATATGTGTGCGCGTCTATATCACATTGTGTGCAAAAATAATTAACTGGGCACGCTTGGCAAAAATGTGTTGCAATAAGGTCCGTATGAACTGCGCAATATTTTGGTGTATCAACATTTTCAACATACTCAGGGAAGCGTTCAAGCAATTCGCCGTAATTTGTTGAGTTTGGTTCAACACCAAATACTTTTTTAGTACCAGCTTGTTTATATTTATCAATATCGCCACCCCTTCCTATGCCCAAATCAAGAACCGTTTTATTTCCGCAAAAATGCTGAATAATTTCACGTTTAATCTGATTATGATATTTTCGAAATTTAAACATTGGTTTAAAAAGCTCCAGCAATTTATACGATTCAAACGGGTGTACCATATCTTTAAAAACATCGATAGCAACATTTACAAAATTAGGGCGATCTTTATCAGGACGAGGCCTGTGCAATACAAATTTTTTCGCAGTTTTATCATACATAAATTCATAAATTGTTTTATTTGCCAGCTCTGTATCTGATAGATAAATAGCAGACCTACCATCTATTTCAAACATTGTCTCTCCTTTTTGATCCCTCGGTGTATACACGCATAAATAATACTTGTATTTTGCGCCATCTTGGCCCGCTTCTATGATGCGAAAATCAATTGACATTTTTTCAGGAAATTTCCATTTAAATACAGGTTGGTTTGGTGCAATTTGTTGTGGTGTGTATATAAGCCCATCATTATCTTCTTTAGACAAGGTTTCAAGCAAGGTTTCTGTATCTTTGTACAAATTTTTGTAAAATATTTTCATTACAAACAATGCTGGATTTGTCTTTGCAACTTCTTTTGCACATTCTAAACGTCGGTCTAACAATTCGTGTTGCAAAGGCCGGTTTTTAAAAATATAACAATCAAAAAAATAAAATTGTCCTTTGAAAAATTCGGCGTCTATTAACGTATTATCAAACTCTTTATCACAATCTGTAATATATGCCACTTTGTCACCTTGGCGAACGTATACACATTCATTTAAAAAAAATAAAAGAAAACGCTCGCCGTCCAGTTTATTAGTAACCGTATAACTATTTGATCGGAATGTCTGATACGAATCTAATTTTATATTTACAGGTTTTGGTAGACGCACATCTTTATCAAATTGTGCGAAAATAGCTTTAGGACCTTTAAGAAGACTGTCTACTTTATCAATCGTTAAATTTGTTTGAAAATAATCAGTGATTAGCCAGAGAGATTCTTGTATCAACTCTTGAGATAATTGTTTACTATCATATTCAATTTCAAATTCATACTTTATTAGTTCTTCTTTTCCATCTGCCGATTTTGTTCCATCTTTTATTTTTGTAAACATATAAATATATCCTTTTCCTGTATCGTACTCAAAACGATTGCGTTTTCTTATTTTTACGTCTGTTTTTTCTTTAACAACGTCTTCGCCTGGACAATCCATATTTTGTTCTACACTTGACGAGTATCGAATAGTATAACTATCACCAGATTTTCCAAGATGATAAGATCTGTCTCTATTGTCTTTTCCATTTTTTATTTGACAAATGCTTTGACCCTTGGACTCTATTTTTCTATATTCTGTAACAAGTCCGCCTTTCGTCATTTTATAAAATTTAACAATGCTACTTTTGTATTTTAAATCTTCTTGTTTTATCTTGTAATTTTTTATACATTTTTGTAAAAGCATATTGTAAACAATTTCTGATATTGTATTTGTGCCAGTCTTGCTAAATCTTATTTCAAATTCATGCCCTTTTACATCGCTAAAAGTACCTTTAATATACTTTAAAAATGAATCAAGTTCATTATCTATATAAATTAAAGGTAATACAGATAAAGTTGATAAAGATGATAAAGACGATAAAGATAACATTTTATTATTAACATTTTTTTTTAAATATTTATCTATTAATAAAAATGAGTGGATCAGACGTAGAGTATGATTTTGATGCTTATGAAGATGAGGTACCTCCTCCTAAAAAACCAGTTAGTAAAAAAAAAAGCATTCCATCTGAGTCTGGGTCATCTTCAAAGCCCGCTTCAAGTAAAAAGCCTGCTTCGCGTAAAAAGCCCGCATCGCGTGCCTCCAAGCCTTCTCGCGCCTCGCGTGCCTCTCGTGCTTCGCGCGCCTCTCGTGCTTCCCGTGCTTCTCGCGCCTCTCGTGCTTCCCGTGCTTCCCGTGCTTCCCGGGCCTCGCGTGCCTCTCGCGCTTCGCGTGCCTCTCGCGCTTCCCGTGCTTCGCGTGCATCCCGCGCCTCGAGTGCTTCCCGGGCTTCACAGGCATCTCGTGCTTCCCGGGCCTCGCAGGCTTCTCGTGCTTCGCGCGCCTCTCGGGCCTCCCGCGCTTCCCGTGCTTCTCGCGCTTCGCGTGCTTCGCGCGCCTCGAGTGCTTCCCGGGCTTCGCGTGCCTCGCCTATTAACGAATTGTTACAAAAATTGCGCGATAATTTAGATTGTCAATTGGTGTGCAAATCGCCCAAAAAATCGGCTAAGCGATCCGCTAAACGTTCGGCCAAACGATCGGCCAAGCGATCCGCTAAACGTTCGGCCAAACGATCCGCTAAACGTTCGGCCAAACGATCGGCCAAGCGATCTGCTAAGCGATCGGCTAAACGATCTGCTAAACGTTCGGCCAAGAGATCTGCTAAACGTTCGGCCAAGAGATCCGCTAAACGATCTGCCAAGAGATCCGCTAAACGATCTACCAAGCGATCCGCTAAACGTTCGGCCAACAAAAAAGCTTAATAAAAACAATTTTACTAAAAATACATATAATTTTAAATTATATGTAACACGTTTTTTTTTGAAAAAAAAGCG